TATGCTCTGCTCCTTTTCAGGTTCAAGGTGGACCCAGACGAGAAGGTTGTTAAGAAGATTGTTTTGAAGTTTGAGGGTTACGGAACCGCTCCTTCTGGAAACGGAGTCACCATTAAGGTTTGGAATTTTGCGGCTTCAGCTTGGCAAAACGCCCAAGCTGGCGCGGGTGGAGGAGACGAAATAGTCACAATCGCGTTGACATCGTTCCTAACTGACTTCATCGATGAGGACGGCTACGTTTACTTGCTTGCGAGAACCACCAACGCAAGCAACGGTGCGACGCCAGCCGTGATCTACTGCGACTACTCTGAGTGCGGAGTCACGGTTGAGGGCATCACATACGTAGACGTTGTTTCTTATCGGGACGAGGATGAGGTGCGCGTTAAGCCGTTTTTGTGGCGCACAGAGTTTCTCGTCAAAACTTGGTTGTTTGAAAACGTCACGGTCATGTAGGAGAGGTGAAAAAAGGAATGGCTACACCAGTTTATGGCGCCCATGAGGCAAAGGTCTACTACGTGGAAGAAACAACCTACGGAGTGACTCCAGCCAACCCATCAATGCTTGGCATAGCAACAGCGGAAAGCGTGGAACCAGCACTGGACCCAGGGCTCATAAAGGTTCGAGGCGTCGGGTCCAGAGACCTAAACACCATTCGCAAAGGCTTGAGGCAAGTGGGACTCAAAATAGCGTATGCGGTTCCAAGCTCAGCTCCCATAGAGTTTCTCCAACACATCCAAACGCTGAAGTCCCTAAGCATCGAGGTCTTCTACGAGAAGACAAGCGGGATCATCGATCTGCTGCACAAGGGTTGCAGATTCAACAGCCTAACGGTTGAATGTTCCGCCGAAGACATTTTGAAAGCGACAGCTGAGCTCATCGGACAAGATGTGGCTGTTGGAACAGCGAAGATTAGTGGGGCAACTTACGGCGACTACGCGGGGGCAGTGCCCTTCTACGAAAGCTACGTCAAGAAGGGAGCAACAACGCTGGAACGGGTCACCGACTTCCGGTTTGCGATTGAGAACAACCTGAAACGTGTGCCAGTCATCCGCACCACCAGCGGACACCTGCTCAAGTATCTTCCAGAGCGTCACCGAAACTGCGGCGGCGAGGTCACCTTTGAGTTTGAGAGCAAAGAAGAGTTTGAAGACATCATCAACGACACGGAGTTCAGCTTGGAATTCGGGTTAGGAGGCACCAACAAGGCTGTTTTCAGCAACTGCAAGTGGGAAAGCGTTGGAACGCCAACACGCATCGAGGATTTAGTGGCTTTGAAAGCTCCCTTTGTGGCAAAAACTGTGGCGATCAGCTGACAGGGGTTGGTGAAAGTGAAAACAGAGTCTGTTCAGGTTGACGACAGGTTTGGAGAGGAGTACGCTGGCAAGTACGTTTTTCAGGAGATCAGCTGGGCTAAACGCAGTCGCATAATCCAGAAGCACACGAGGTATCACCCGGTGACAGGGCATGTTCTCAGCAGCGATTTTGTGGCTGTTCAAGCTGAAACCGTTTGGGCTAGCTTGAAGGAGCAGCCTGAGAACAAGCCGGTCACTCTGGAGAAGTTGCTGAAAGAAGAAGACGGAGTTCCGATTGGGCTTGGAGAGTTCTTCAGCCAAGTTGTCAACAGACTGTGCGGCGTAACCGTGGAAGAGGCAAAAAACTCGTGCGGGCGATGAGACGTGGCAAACCAAACCCAAGCCTCACAGATTTCAGGCTCTGCAAAGAGTTCGGCTGGACACCATTGCAGCTTGCACGTCAGCCCGCCAAAACCATTGAGGAGTTCATCGTCATTCTGAACGAGATGGATAGGCAAGCCGAGGAGGAGATGAAAAGGGCGGAGCGAGGTGAGCCCCGTCATGTCCGTTGAGATGGAGATGCACATAGAAGGAGTTCCAGAATTGAGTGAAAAGCTAACCCGGCTAGATGACAGCATGAAACGCAACGTCCAAGACGCCATGCAACTCGAAGCAGAAGTCATGAAAAACGCTGCTAGGGCAATGTGTCCAGTTCGAACCGGTCGCTTGAGAGAAAGCATCTTCGCAAAGGTTGAGGAATGGACAGTGAAGCTTGGCGCAACCGCTCCATACGCCTTTTATCAGGAGTTTGGAACCCGACACATTCGGCCTCGCCGTTTTCTGAGCAACGCTGTTGAATCTAGGATGCAGAGCTTGGTCAACAGAGTCAGTGAAGCCTTGAGGCAAGCCGTTGGGGAGGCTTCTACCACATGAGTTTCCATGAGATGGTTATCACTGTGCGGGCTGTGAACCGGGCGAGTGCCCAGTTCAGCCGCATCCAGTCTGACGCCGAAAGCCTAACTGTTCGCATTAAATCCCTTGGTTCCGCCCTTGCCGGGATTGGTGCCACAGGCGTCGCTATAGGTCACATTGCTCACCAGTTTGGTCTTCTCAGTTCGGAGCAGGCTAGGGCTTTCAATTCCGCTATGATGGTTGTTTCCGCCATGGGGATGTTTATGAGAACCAGTTGGGGTGTGGCTGTGGCTCAGAAGGTCTATGCCGCCGCCTGCTGGATTGCCACCGCAGCTCAAAACGCCTTAAACATCAGCTACGCAACCTTCCTAGCTTTAACCGGCGTGGGCGTAGCTGTGATTGTTGCGGCTGCAGCTGCCATGTGGCACTTCGCATCTCAGATGAAGGCGGCAACAGCCAGCGTGAAGGAATACAACACCGCCATAGCTGAGACACCTGGGTATACTCGTAGCATACGGAGGGCTGGGGAAGAGGAGTATCGCCGGAGAGGAATCGAGCATTGAGTGTGGCGTTGCCAGTCGTCGCCGTAGTTTTCGGTTCCGTCACCCCTCCGCAAGGCGATGTTAGAGAGCTGCGAGTCTATTTGGGATGCACAGACGAGGTTTCAAGCTTCGACTGTTTGCTCGTCAATTTTGAAAAGAAATACACGGTGACCAACCCCATCAATGTGGGCGACGATGGAAGCATAAGCATAGGGAGGGGAGCCAACTGCCCCTTAGTAGCCACTATTCGCGTCGAGGAAATCCAATGTGAGTCAACGCCAATTGAAAACTACATTCGGGTTCGAGGCCGATGCTGGGGAGAACGGCTTTTCAGGCGACAGGTCACAAAAACCTATGAGAACAAGAAGGGCGAGTACATTGTCAAAGACCTCATCGAAAATTATGTGGGTCTGAGTCACGTCCGCAACTCAACCGAACTTATAGAGAACACTGACACCACTTACACGCTGCTGGAATACGAGAACACACCGGTCTTTGAGATACTGAAATACATTGCTGGAAGCGCTGACAAGGCAGGAGTCATAGGCTTCGACTTCAGAGTGGAACCAGACGGAAAGTTCGCGTTTTTCCCCAAAAACAGCAAAACCTCACCCGTAAGCCTAGCAGAACGCATCGAGTTTTCAGAATATCGCAAGGACATCCACAGCGTTAGAAACCGAATCATAGTTTACGGCGCAGCGGAGAAAGCAAGACCAACAGACAAGGACTCTTGGACAGAATCCTTAACGCCCACTGATGGAGCTTGGAGCGCCTACGGTGGAGGTTCAACCCTTTCCCTAGACAGCGCAGACAAGATTGTTGGGTCCTACAGTGTCAAGACTTCTGGAGGAACAGGGACAGGTCTCGTCTTCACTTTCAACGCTGGCAAAGAACAAGACTGCAACCTTCATCCAAGTCTGACTTTCCAGGTCAAAACCGCGTCTGGATATTCCGACCTAACAGTTGAGCTTGAGGACACGGCTGGGATGATAGTTCGCCGGTATGAGAGGGTGCGTGACGCAAACTGGGTTCTCCAGAGCTTTCCTGTTGGAACAAAGAACAGCGACCAATGGCAGCACAGCGTTTTTAACACCCAGCCCTTTGACTGGACCAGCGTAAAATACATGCGCTTTGTTGTGAGTTCAACGGTTGGAGTTGACCTACGCCTTGACAACCTTTTCTTCAACAAGTGCCGATGGAAAGCCACTCAAGAGGACGCGGCTAGTCAAACCTCTTATGGGTTGCGTGAACTCGTGGAAGTGGATGAGGAACTTCACAGCGACAACGAGTGCACCCTGAGAGCCAAAGCCCTGCTGGCACACCTGAAAGACCCAGCTGAACACATAACCGTGCGAAGCGAAGTCATCGATTATGGCGCAAACAAGCTCTTGCCCGGAGACAAAATCCACGTTACACTTCCAAACGAAAACATAGACTCGGACTACCGCATCATAAGCGCTGAATACCGCGTTGTTGCCGAGGAACAAACTCTTGAGATCACGCTGGAGCTTGGAAAAGAGCCTTCCCTCCTCGCCGACTACCTCTACGCTCTGAGAAGCAAGACTGGAAGCCTAAGTCGCTACAAGGGTGGACGCCACGAAGCGGTCTAGCAGAACTTTGGAGGGGCTGTCATGAACAAGGAGGTTTTGAAGCAAATCAAGCGTTTGCGGATGGGCGACTATGTTCAGGTAGAATGGCACGACGCATACAAGGGAGAAATCCGCCTTGAACAGCAGTTGGACAAGTCCAAGGCGCAGTTCGAGGTTCCAGTCACCTCTTGGGGCGTCTATCTAGGCGTTGTCGGACAGAAAAAATACGTTGTGTTGATGAGAGACCGCTTCAACCTCAACGAACTGACAGGAATAGACGACATCGACCACAATGGAATCCCCATCGGCATGATCGACAAAGTCACAGTGTTAGCTCACATAGCCTTGCCAAAAACCTTCGCCTTGAGACTCAAACACTGGCTGACTGAGGCTAGAGTGAGGAAGAGAAAGGGAAGGTTAACAATTCCACCAGAAAAGGAGAGTCTAAATTGAGAGACCTGATACGCAAGGCGTTGACCAAAACCGTCTCAGTGAAGGAAGGCAGCAAGAAAGCCAAGCAGATTGAGATAGAGCCCAGCGACCGCCTTGTCTACGGGATGTACTTCGCCATCATTGCGTTGATCTCCCTAACCA